TTTGCATTTAAAATATCCAATCTTTCCCGAAAGCATCCAAGATGCAGAATTTGTTTTGCCCCGTCCACGATCCAATCTGGGTCACTAAGGCGTAGGGTCTTATCGCACCATACGCACCGACCTTGTGCATTTGAGGCCGGTGCATATGTTGGTTTTTTGCGTTTAGAACGGTATATCGTCATCATCCGCGACTGTCGCTGGCTGTTGTGTCATTGCCAGTGCCGCTTGTTCATTTTGCTTTGATGATGGGTATGTGTTCTGGTTGACGCGCAAAGATAGGGTTTTAACAACAACGCCTTCTTTGTTTGTGTATTCGCGTTCTGACAATTCGCCAGAAACAGTTATTTCCGCGCCTTTAACAAGTGCTGGCTGCAATGTTGCGCCGCGATTGCCCCAAATAGAGCAATCCAGCCACACAGTGCTTTTATTCTCGCCATAACCCACATTAGACGCCAAAGAAAAACCAGTGACTTGATCGCCGTTTTTGGTTTCTCTTGTTTCGGCATCGCGGCCTAATCGACCGACAAAGGTGCAAACATTCATTTTCTCAATTCTTCCTTCCGTTTACGCATTGTTTCAAGTTGATCGTCTGACAGACGATTTTGGTATTTTGTGAACATAATGCTCACATCTCGCACACTGGTGCAAAGATCAAATTCTTTTTGGAAATCATCATTAGATAAGGCGGGGACAGCCGCCGGAGTGGATGCAACGACTGTCCCCTTTTGGCGAGGCTGCGAACGGGAGGGAAACGCGCCACCACCGCTTGCTAAGTTACCATCATCATCGTTTGCGTTCAATCCGAACATTGTCAACAAACTTGCCCTGCGGAAATATGTCACGCAGCTAATAAATGATTGCGGTGTGTCTTTTTCTGGCGCAATCTGCAAAAAGCTACTGATCTTTTCGCCGGTTTCCAGATGCACCACAGTCGTAACAAGTGCGCCATCTTGGAAATACTGTGCAAATGACAGACCATATTCGGGCAGCACATCCAGCGCAGTCAGCACATCGCCCAAAGTTGAATATTCTGATTTGAACATAGGGTTCTTGCCAGATTTGCCAACTGATGCGGCCTTTCTGACATCGGCCAACGCCGCGTGTAGTTTTAGATTTTCCATAATTCTTTAGCCCTTTCCAGCCACTCATCTTTCATTTTCCATTGATACATATGACCCCAATCGGGATCAGTTATTGACGCAAGCACTTTCGGATCGGTGCTAACGCGCAACAGGTTTTGCCGGATCAATGCTTTTTGCCGCATTTCATTCAGCGCGTTGTTGATGCTGTCGGCGTGCAATTCTGGGCAGTTGTATGCGTTAAAGATTACCGCGTCGTGTTCTGCGATGTAAATGATGGATGGCGTAACGCGCAGCGCGTGCCAGTAAATAGCAGCTTGACATATGTGGGCAAACTCCGGCTTTTTAGGCAGTGTCGCCTTTGCCCAGCCTTGCGACCCGTCTTTCAACAGCTTTGTTTTGCGCGGTGCTTTGGTTTTCATTTCCGCAAACATAGAGCCTTCAACAAGCAAATCGACAAAACCCAATATCGGCACGTTCACATCATCTAACCAACATTCAATCTTTTCTTCATCTACCGCGCCGATAAAGCCGTTTTCCGCACAAATATTCACGCCCTGATGCACCATAGCCGGTATAACTTCACGAAACTTCACGCGCAAAACGTCATCTTCATCGGCTGGGTGAAAGTCAAACGCGATCTGTGCGGCTTCAATGGCTTCATCAATATCAGCCCCGTGGCACACTATAGACTGCACTGCGGTATGCACGCTGGTTCCGATAGCAGCACGTTCACCAACGCCAACATCGCGGCGTTCTTCGCTGGTTAAATGCAAATAGTCGAATATCCATTTTGCCGGTGAGCGTAGTAACTGACTGGCCGACAAATGGCTAAACCCTGCGGTTTTCCAAAGATCACTGATTTCCCGTTTTTTCATAGCAACACGTTAGCCCAGATCGTTCCCAAAATGCAACAGGTATTTTTTCACTTTACAGATACCGTCATTCTGGGCAAGGATAGGGCAACTGAAACGGGGGCAGATATGTCTGGCAGCAAATCGAGAAACAAAGGTCGCGGCTATGAATACGAAATAGCTGGCGAATTATTTCAACAGCTTGGCATCAATTTTGTGCGTGAACTTGATCAGACGCGGCAAGCACATCTTGGCGATTTGGTGACGACTGATTGCGACTTTCCTTTTGTCATCGAATGCAAAAGATACAAATCTGGCGTGTCACCGGCTTGGTGGGATCAAGTTTGCACTGCGGCGGCGATTGCTGATAAACTGCCGGTTTTGTTTTATAGGTTAGACCGGCAAAAGACGCGGGTGCGGATGCCGGTGCAAGCATTGACCTATCTGGCAGATTATGAGCCAGCCGGTGATATTGCTGAAAAGCACGATTGGAAAATGGCTTGTGAAATGGATATGGACACAGCTTGCTATGTTATAAGGGAGGTTCTTGCCAGTGTCAGATAATGATGATAGCCGCCACAGAACGGTCAGTGAGCGCGAATATACGATGATTTCCAACGAAACTTGGATTGATGTGAAGGATTTGACCGTCAACATTACCAAAGGCGTTAGCGGCATAAAGGTTTGGGTTTATCCGCGTGAAATGATTGACAACGCCGAACCATTGGCGATTTGCGAGGCCGATTATATCGCCACCACCAAAAAGCGGTCTAACATTATTCCGTTTATGCCGAAGGGGTGGCGCAGTGATCCAAAGCGGTGATGGTGAATTTGCCATATTATATGCACAAGGCAGATGCCCTAAGTGCCGAAGCTATATGTCAAAGGAAAACGACATATGGCTTTGTCCGGTGTGCAAGATGACCCATAAAGGAGTGGACGAAGATGGAAACCGAACACAATCTCAAGATGGAACTGATAACGATCAGTGAAATCGGCACGGCTTGGAAATGTGACCCGATTAAGTTGCCACAGTATTGCCAGCTTGATTTTGCGCTAACGCGGCAAGGCAAGATTGAAGCATTTGCCGAAGTCAAGTGCCGCACGTTTAATCGTGATCGTTACAAAACGTCACTAATTCATCTGCACAAGATGATGTATGCGCGGCAAGTGGCGTTTGAAACCGGCATACCGACCTTTTTGATAGTGCGCTGGACTGATTATATTGGGGCTTGCAGCTTCAAGGTGGATTTTCACACGACTATAGGGGGCAGACGGGATCGCGGCATTGAGCGCGATTATGGGCTAATGGCTGAAGTGCCAATAAGCGAATTTCATATGGTGAGGGAATTAAATGAAACGATCTGAAGCACTGGAAAAGGTGCAGTTAATATTAGGTGAACGCGGTGCCAGTTATGGCGATCTGCGAAAGAACTGGACGCAAACCAGTCAGATGATGTCAATGGTGGTCGGCAAGGATGTAACGCCGGAGCAGTTTGGCGCAATGATGATTGCAATGAAACTGTCACGGCTGGCGAATAGCGAGTGCAGCCACGTTGACAGCCTGTTGGACATTATCGGATATGCAGCCCTAACTTTGGAGATTTTGCACGATGAGCATTAAAGCACTAGATTGGGCGATGGATGCCCCTGTTAATGACCCGCTGGCAAAGCTGGTGCTGATCGTGGTCGCAAACCACCACAATGACGCAAGGGGCGTTGCTTGGCCGTCTGTCGGGCATATTTGCCACGTTACCGGCGCAGCGGAACGCACTGTTCGGGCTAAGTTGAAAAAGCTGGAAGATGGTGGCTTTTTGATCCGAAATCACCGGTCTGGAAGGTCAACAGAGTACACCCCTGCATATCTCGCACCCCTGCACCAGATGCAGGACACCCCTGCAGGAGATGCACCCATAACCATTAAAGAACCGTTAAAAAGAAATAAGGGGAAAACTAAAGTTGTCGACTGGGAACCTAACGAAGCTGATCGGCAATTTGCTGAGAGCAAAGGGCTGGATGCAGCCGAAGTGCTAGAGGCAATCCGGCTATGGGACAAACAGAACGGCAATAAAGCCGCCTACGTTGATCTGACAGCCTTTTGGCAGAATTGGTGCATAAGAGATGCCAAAAAGAAACCAAAGCGCGTCACAGGCCATTCTAGGCCGTCTAGCGGCAATTATAACAATCAGTCTAATGACTGGACACCGCCGCAGCGCAAGATGGTCACGCTGGATCAGTGGAAACGGCTGACCGACGGGATGCGTACATATTACAAGCAG